CGTTTCCGCGGCAACCATTAACCCCTCATTGCGGCCAACCGGCAAAGCACTCAAAACATTGTATTGCTGCACACCGGTACCATCCCCAGGATCATATTCTATCACACTTTTTGGCGTGATGCCCTTAAGGTAGCGGATTTTAAAAAGGAACTCGGCGCGCGCAATGACCTGTTGCGCAATCCAGCGCTCATTGCCAGATACGGCCAGAACGCCTGCAGGCACTTTTTTTGCCAGCTCTTGCCATGACGGAATATCCTCACCATACGAATTGCGGGTGAGGACCGGATTTAAAACCCTTATGTGATGGTCAAGCTGTCCCGCACGCATCAGATTCATCCCGCCATCTAAAATCGTTCAACATGGTGTCGACACCAGGCACCGGCGCAATGTTGGTACCCACAAGGTTGGCCTCGCGGTTGTTATACATATCGGCTGCTTGCACCATGATGTATTGCCGGATCCTGAAAGGCACCGCGGCGGGATCGCCACCATAGCCGCACTTAAAAAGCACGCTGACCGGCTCACAGCTTTTTGCCTGGGGCCATGCCTTGCCACTCAGAAGGCGCAAATAACCCTGCTCGGCGGCGGTGACAACCTCATAATTTTCAGCAGCAAAAGTCTGCTCGGCACCGGCGGCATCGATGTATTTCACTGAGTCCACGCCTTGCAGCGGTGGCAGCGGCAACATGATTTTGCCCGTGCCTGGAAAGGCGTGCAGGGTCAGTTTCCATTGCTGTGTGATAAGGGCGCGGCCCAGCCACCCGTTTGCGCCATCGATCGACTCTGTCGCCGCGGCAATGAGGCCATTTAAATATTCATCCTCGGTCTCATCATCAATGCGGACGCGGGCGTGAATTTTAAAGGTATTCAGATCAACAGGCAGCTGCGCGGGGGCAGCTGCCAGAGTAAGGTTATTTTTCAAAGCCGCCCCCTAAGGATTAGGCCGCGGTCTGCGCCTTGTGCCAGCTTTCCACATCGGGCTTGCCGATACGGCCATTCGCGCCTGTACCTTTCAAGCCTTTTGCAACAGCGTCTGCCAGGTCAATTTTGTTTTCCTTGGCAAAGGTCACGGCGCTTTCCGTGGCATCTACATTGTCACCGTTGCCACCGTTGTCGGTGTCATTTTTGGCCGAGCCACCACCGGCTGAGGCGTTTCCCTTGGGCGCTTTGTCGCTCAGGCAACCGGCTTTAATCAGGCGCTCGATTTGCGCCTCATCATCAGACTCAAATGTTTCACCAGGGTTGAAATAAACACCGGTGTCTGCATCCTGCATCCGCGCGATAACATGAAATTTTTTTTCCATGTGGACTCTCCTTGGTTTTGGTTTGCGGCCTTTTCAAACCTGCCCCCAGCGAACTGGGGGCAGTATAAAAAAGGTCGGGTTATTCGCTGAAACGGCCCTTTGTGCGCACAAGCAAAGCGGAGCCATCAACGGCGGAACCTTTATCCGTTCCGATGGTTGCGCTGATATAGATAAAGCCGTTTTTGTGGTCCATTTCTTCCACCAGCGCCTGCGCTACAACAGAAAGATCTTCTGAGGCAACAGCCGTGGCCGTAAATGCAGAGCCAAGGTTTTTGCTGCCCGTGCCGTTTGCGGCGGTCGCCTGCTTGAGTTGCACGGTCAGAATTTTTCCGGCTCCAGGGCCTTCGCAGGCGGCAAGCACAGCGGCCTCACGATAACCGTCCATTTTGAAATACACCGCACCTGTAACATCAGAGGTGTCAATATCAGCCTGAGGCTTGATAAGCACATCCACCTTGTGATCTTCTTTAAATTTTTCCATGCCGTTTCTCCTCAGTTTGGTTTGAACCTTTTCAAACCTGCCCCCAGCGAACTGGGGGCAGTATAAAAAAGGTTGGTATTAGGCCGGTACATCCAGCGCAATAAAGGGCGATGCCGTGCCGCCATCCTCGACTTTGAGGGGGGCATTAAGCCACGGCTGACCGTCCACATTCCAGGTGATCTTAATCACCGTTTTATTGCTCGTGAACTTAACGTGTTCCGATGCACTGACCAGCGGGCCGCTACCGTCTTTAATCAGGTAGTTTGCCCAGTCGGCCAGCACCAGATCGCCAAGGCTACCCAGCGCGGGGCTGTGATAGTTTTTGAAGGCCGGCAAACCAAACAGCGTGTCCGGTGCGCCTTCGCGCGCCGAGTTTTGCCATACAAGGCGGCCATCTTCATCCTTGAGCTTCATCAGCGTTGGCAGGATGCGCGGGTTATACATGAAAGCACCCTTGCCGGTCGGGTCATAGAAACTGCCAAACATATTGGCAATATCCGCATAAGCGACCTGGTTGCTCACCGCGCGGTTTACTTTCAACAGCGCACCGCTGTTAAGCAAGCCCAGCGGCTTGGCCACGCCATCGCCTTTGAAAAATGCTTTTTCTTCGGCGGCGATAACAGCGCCGCGCAGCAATTTTTCAATGACGCTTGAGGCAGCACCCCAGTTGCGGAGCAGCTTGTCGGTGACTGTGACAAGGCCAGCAACTTCTTGCGGCTGCAGCGTGATTTCCTTGAACTTGGCATCGGTTTCCGGTTTCTCGGCACCTTCACCAATCCACTGCACATCCACACCGCCAAACAGGTTGGTGGTGCTTTGGTCCAGGGCAGGCATTGTGACCGCTGCATCCGGCGGGTTGCCAGCATCAAGAACCGTGGCGCGCGGGCGGATAATGGAGCCTTGCGGATCCACTTGGCGGAGCGTGGGAATAAACTGCGCCGGAACCATAAAGCCACCGCTTGTGCCGGTGTCCATACGTTGCTCACCACGGACACCGTGTTGCTCAACGAATGACAAACGCGCATCGTTTTGATTGAAACGCACCGCGTGAATAAATTCACCGATGTTTTCAAATTCTTTTTTGGCGGGGTCGCCACCGGCGCGCGGCGTACCGCGGTTGCTTGCACCACGGGACAGGGCGGGTTGGATTTCTTCAACCGATGCCTCGTGAGATTCAAAACGCTGTGCGCGGGCAATCTGTTTGTCCAGTGCGGACACCTGTGCATCAAGCGCATCAAATTCCGTGGCCTCAGCTTCCGTAAGGTCGCGGCCATCTTCATCCTTGGCGGCCTGCAGGATTGCTTTCATTTTAGCAACAGCAGCGCCCTTTTTTTCCATCAGCTCTTTAAGCATTTCTCACTCTCCTTCATTTGCGCCGGTGGTTTTAACATTCGGCGTGTTTTGCACCGGCGGATGTGCATAACTTGCCCCCATAAGTTTTACTTGACGCTCAAGACGCGCTGAGGGGGTAGCCCTACGACTCGCTTGTTCACCATACAAGCTAACCCCAAATCGCGCAAGAGTGCCCTGTAAGGTATCAACCCGATCGACCATGCCGCGGGTTAAGCACTCAGCCGCACCATAAGCGCGGCCTTGCCCAAATTGTTTTTCCACATCCGCGGGTTTGATACCGCGGTGGCGTGCCACATCACCGACAAACATATCATAAAAGTTGTCGATGGTGCTTTGGATGTGTGCCTTGGCATCTTCACCCAACGGCTCATAAGGATTGCCCTCGACCTTATTTTACCGGCATACACAAAGGTTTCTTTGATGCCCAAATCGTCAAGGTATTTGCTTATATCCTCGTGCAGCGTGTAAACGCCAATGCTGCCAGCCTCACCGGATGGTGTAATCACCATTTCAGTGGCCGCGGATCCTATCCAATATGCAGCGCTGCAGGCCAAAGGGTTGACCTGTGCCACAATTGTTTTCTTTTCACGGGCCTCAAAAATCATTTTTGCCAGCTCGGTGCACCCCGATACGTTGCCGCCTGGGGAGTCGATGTCAAGAATGATGGCCTTAACTTGGCTGTCATTCACAAAATTGCTGAATTTTTTGGCAAAATCTTCCACGGATGTGCCGCCAAAAAACTGCAAAAAGAAACTGCTGCGGTAGTCAATGATGCCGCGCAAGGGTAAAACCACGACTGTGCCTGGTTGCTGCGCGGTTTTTCTATCCTGGGCAGGTGTATATTTTTGTGCGTCGATCGGTGTGTGGTTGTGGGTAGCACCGCGCGCATCATCATCAGCTGCAGCGCCGCGGGCAAGGGCGGGTTGTACGGCGGTCCAAAACGACTGCAGCGCCTTGGGGCACATTGCCCAGGCGCCTCTTTTCAATTCAGCAAGAATGGCGCTACGATTCATCGCCCTCATCCTCTTCATCATTAAAATCCGGTGGCGGGTTATCCTGCCCAGGATCATTTGCATTTTCACCGGCGGGCTGCATATTCAGCGGCTCCAACGGCTTGTCCAAACCTTCAAGCGGGTTAAGGTTTTCTTTTTCGCGGGCTTCGTTCCGCGTCAACCAACCTGCTGCAATACCCTCGCGGTAATACGCACTGCGCGATTTAATATCTGCGCGCATGATAGCATTGACATTTAATTTTATAAATAGCCCTTTTTCACGCTCAGCCTCGGTGAGCAACTTCAAATTCATTTCCTGCTCTTCGCGTGTAATCCACGGCTGCAGTGTCCAGGTCAAAAAGCCCAGCATTATTTGTTCAATACCACTGCCCCAGCTTGTCGATTTTTCCATGGAGCTGAGCAATATCGGCGGCACGCGGAACATACGCGCAATCTCCGCAATCTGGAATGACCGGCTACCCAAAAACTGCGCGTCCTCAGGCGGGATGGTGGTGGTCACAAATTTCATGCCCTCCTCCAAAATTCGGATCCGGTGCGCATTTTCAAGACCGGATTTTTTTTCCTCACTGCTTTGCAAGTTGGCTTGAGCCTTATCACCCAGCTTGCCTGGGTGCATAAGGAAGCCGCCGCTTTTTGCATCATTGGCGAAAAACTTTCCGCCGAATGTTTCCATGGCAAGTCCGAGGCCCACGGCTTGCCGCATCAGGCTCACAGGCGAATATCCCACATAACCATCAAATCCCATGCCAGGAATGTGCAACACGTTGTCTTTGTTCACCCAGTATTGCGTGCCATCGATCGTGGTTTTGTATCGCAAGTCCTTGCCTTGCGGTTTGTCAGGGTTGGTGCGGTCAGGCAGCAGCGGCCACAAGCCCGCGCATTGCCCGCCGCCGCGGCGCTCAATCTCATTATAGCCATTACCCCACAACAGCTCGTGCGCCATCCGTGTTTGGCGCAAGGTGAAAGCGGTCATATAGGGGTTTGGCTGGACGTTCAAAATATAATCCAGGTCATGCGACTTTACTTCATCAGAGCCGCTGCCCGTGCTGCGCTTTTGGTAAATATCAGCAGGCAGCATCGCCACGGCATCAGCAATAAGACCCACGGCGTTATACACCGCGGGCATGGTCAGCGCGTTATTTTCCGAAACAACCACGCCAGATGCTGTTTTACCGTTGCCGATGAGTCGTGAAAAGAAACCGGTGTCGCTCACACTACCGATGCCGCTGTATCGTTCCGCACCAATTCTTGCAAACACACCCATGGCGTTTAACCTTCATTCGATTTTTGCGGGTAGTGCAGGGCCAAATATATCATGCACGCGCCAAACACAATAAAGCCCAGGGGCGGCCAAACGCCAAAAAACCCAGCACTCATGACAATAATACCGGCATACCCGATTATTTCATCATCATCAATTTTTAGTTTTCGTTTTTTAGAGTTATCAGAAGTCAACTTCCAGAATCCCCCGTTGTTCATAGACGCTTTCGCCCTCAACCATGTCGCCCTCATTACCCATCATCAGGCCGGTTGCCATAGCAAGGGTAACAAAGTCATCGATCTTTTCAAAGCTGTGTTTTTTATCGGGCGCGCGGTTTTGATTTACATCCGTGCGGCACACCACGTTGCTTGCGTTCCAAGTCAGCACCGGATCCCCGCCATGTTCAAGGTTTTCAGACAGGTAAAGGCGCTCGATTTCACGCATGGGAGTGTTGAAACTTTGCGGGCCTTGCCGGTATTCGATCAGCGGCGCACCATCCGCCATGAGCCGGTTAACCAGATCCGAGCTATTCCATTTATCATAGCCAATGGCTTTGATTTTAAAACGGCTTAGGCAGGCGCGTATATCCCTCTCTATGTATTCATAGTCTGTAACATTGCCTGGTGTTTGTTCGATCAGGCCCATGCTTACCCATGTGCGGTAAGGGATGCCGTGCTTTTCTGTGCGCGGGTCGACCGCGGCTTCGGGCAAATATCGGCGGCCCCACGTTTTCAGTTTGTCACCAACTTTCCACACCAGGCGGAATGAGCAAAGGTCGGACACGCTGCCAAGGTCAAGTCCAGCCCAGCATGGCACGCCCTCCAATTCCTGCAGATCAACATTACCAATGCACTTTTGCCAAATCACAGTATTGATGTAACCATTCTTGGCCGTGGTCCACACATTGCAACGCTTGGTTTTAAATTCTGCCATGGTTTCAGGCGACAAACGCGCATCGGCGGCATAGCCGCGCAGCTCGATCAGGTTTATAAATTCAATATTCGGGTTGGCTTTTATCCAGTTTTTTTCCTCAAGCGGATCATCGTCTGCCTCAAGCGTGTAAATAATTCCAAAATAGTGGTCCGCGGGGTGAACATTTTGCAGGATTTTTTGCACATAAAGGTGCTGCTCGTAACACACACCCATGGTGTTGTACCCTGCGGTCGTGATGTAAACGCTTAAAGGATTCTTGCGCGCGCCGCGGGCAGATTTCAAAACGTCAAAAAGGTCGCGGGTCCGGTGCGCGTGCAACTCATCCAAAATGGAACAATGCGGGTTAAGCCCATCCTGTGTGGATGCTTTACTGTTGATAGGCTTCATGTTGCCGCCGGTGGTGTAGCAGGCAATTACATCTTTGAACGGCTCAAGGCGGAATGCTTTGCGCATGGATGGTGTGGCATCAACCATCTTTTTTGCAACATCAAACACAATGCGGGCTTGGTCGCCGGTGGTTGCCGCGCATTTTACCTGTGGTCCTAGCTCTCCCTCACAGCATAGAGCATAAAGCGCAAAGCCAGATGCAAAAACAGACTTGCCATTCTTACGCGCCACCTCGATATAAACATCCGTGAACCGGCGGCGGCCATCAGCTGAGCGCCGCCATCCGAAAACATTCACGACAATAAACACCTGCCACGGTTGCAGCGTGATGGTTTTGGTGTCCCAGTTGCCCTCCACATGGGGCAAAAGCGAAAAGAAACCGCACGCGCGGGCGGCCTCTTGCGGGCATAGGTAATAGGGTGCGCCCTTTTTGGCGAACCTTTTCAGATCATCCAGATAACGCTGACACGCAAGGCGGGTCCACTTACAGGTGAATACCCCATTTTTATCGGCCAGCACTTTTTGCGCGTAGCCGGTTGCGATGCCTATCCAGTCAGTGTGTGGCGGGCGGGCGCGTGAAGTTGTCGAACGGGTTTTCATCTGCTGCAGGGTCAAGCTCTATTTGTGAGCGCGAGCTGGGTGTCATTCCAAACTGCTGCGCGGTTTTTACCATCAATTCCATTGCATCACTGGCCACCCGCACCAGCGGGTTTGTGATTAAATTGCCTTTGCTGCCCTTTACCACCAGGCCATGAAACTGTTTATCCAGCGCTTTGATCTTATCCAGCGCCGACTCCGCCTGCACCCAGCGACTCCATGCGGTGCAGTATGCGGCCAAACCGGCGCGGTCCACTATGGAAAGCAGCCCATTGCTTTCAAGATCAGGGGCCACCCGTGCCCATTCCTCTTTGGCCAGCGCATCAAGGTGCGCCGGTGGGGCCATATTTTTCTCAGTTGTGAACTCAGGCTCCCTTTCATTCAAAGGATAACCGCCTGGGTTGCCAGCTATTTTTTTTAATTCTGTTGGCTTCGGTGCCGGTCCACGCTTGCCCATTTTTTCCCCGCTGTTTTTTTCTTAGTCATTCTTTCAATTCGTTTTTTTGCGTGCGCAAAAGTTTTCCTTAACTTGTCCAGTGTAACCTTGCCCGCAACATTTTGTAAATCCTGCTGCATTTGGGCTGGGAACTTTTCGCAAAACCCTCAGCCGCAAAAAAATGAC